TAAGTGTGCTTGACCTAGCCAATCCATTAACTGCAATTATCAAGACAATTAAAAAGAAGATCAAAGACGCTCTCGGTAAAGGGCTTAAAGTTAATCTGCTCAATTTGGAAATTTATCCAATTCTACTAGCCGTTGCGCTACCCATTCTTGAGAACCTCGAAAAATATCTAAAAGAGATTGCATATTTGGGTACTGCTGTGCTCTGTGCAACTGGCGGAGCTGGCGTGCAGATCGCTAGATTGGCCCATCCGATCTTTAATCAGGACGACTTACCACCTTGGGAAAGATTGACCAGAAAGAATCCGCTATTTGCGATTTTCTTAGATGAGTTTTTACATAAGTCAACTATCATGTCATTAGGCACTCTAATCTTTTCAACTAAATTGCCTGGCATGTATGGCGTGACGACTGTGCCTAATTTATTTGTCCCTCCGCCTAGACTTTAATGAAACCTTAGAATAGTTTTTGATATAATTCTATTATATCCAGAAACATATGAGTAACTCAATTAGATTTTCGGTAGATGCCGATCAGGATGCGGAGATCCTACTAAATACTCCAATGACAAAGTACAATACTTCAATCGTTTTAACGCCTGAAGATAAAAGAGCTGGAGTTAAGATTCTCTGCAAAGAACCTTACGCTCAGGAGCTTTATAATTTATACGCAAACTACTCAGGTGGAAACTTACCAGTTTCATCTAAAGATTTGACAGTCGGTCAAATTTGCGAAGTTGTTGCAAAACAAGTAGATTTTGAAGCAAAGCAGATCATTGCACAAGACGAAGCAACTCTGACAAGCATCTACATTCCATTTAGAGAATTCTCACAAGAGCCTGCCTTGTTAATTCATGGCGAAGCTGATCGAGAATTCAAAGTAGTCATCTATAAAAATGACAATGGAGAGTTCCTAGGTTCAGAAAGACGTTGCTCAGCAATCTCTCACCGAGAAGATCTTGAAGAATTTCAAAAGACAGATCAATGGTTCTACATCAAAGTTAACTCACTGGTTAAAGGCGGTTACTTGTGTACATACAAGAGCGGCGTAAAATGTTTCCTACCAGGTTCACATGCAGCTGCTAACGTTATCCGAGACTTTAATGATTACTTGAATAAGGACATTCCAGTAATGATTGAAAATTACGATGCATCAAACGATCTATTCATTGTTTCTTACAAGAAATACATCAAGCACACGTTACCGGAAAGAATTCACGAACTTTCATTTAGCGAAAAGTATGTTGGCGAATTGACTAACAAACCATACGATTTCGGTATGTTCATTGAATTCCAAAATTACTTTACTGGACTCCTGCATAAAACTGAATTTGCAGACTATGCAAAAGAGACAGCAAATTATAAGTCAGGCGATAAGATAGAATTCTACATCAAAGACATCGTTATCAAAAAGGGCGAACCTAGAATTATCTTAACCACTTCTCCAGAATTAATAAATCCGGAAAAAGCAACTTGGCAGCAGTTAAAGATCCAAGCCGAAGGAAAGGAGCACGAATTTGAATTTGACAAAGAGGATTTCACAGTTAATGTGCTAATTTCTAATAGTCACGAGACATTTAAGATTGACGTATCTCATCTAAAGGGTCGCACAAAAATTCCAAACTCTGGATTGTTGAGAATCAATAAGGTAGATGCAATCCGTAACAATATCAAGTTTGATTTTTTGCAAGACTAAACACCTCAGCTAGTGTACTTAGATAAATAATCAAGATGCTGTGGCCGAGTACTTATATCAATTCCAGTAATCAACCCGAAGCCGGTTCAACTATCCAATTATTGAGCCAACCTATTAAAAATAGTAACCGACTGGGTCAATTGCTCGCCTCAACATCGCATTACAAACCAACTTATTAAAAAAAATTATTATGATGGAGCCTATTTTAGTAGAGAATCCAAACAGATTCGTCATCTTTCCAATCCAGCACCACGACTTGTGGGATTTTTATAAAAAAGCCGAAGCGTCTTTTTGGACAGCTGAGGAAATTGATTTAGCAGCCGACTTAGTCGACTGGAGAACTAAATTAACCGACGATGAAAGATATTTCATCAAAAACGTGCTAGCTTTCTTTGCGGCGTCTGACGGTATCGTCAACGAAAACCTAGCTGAAAACTTCGTTAGAGAAGTTCAATACCCAGAAGCCAGATTCTATTATGGCTTTCAAATCATGATGGAAAATATCCATTCTGAAACCTATTCTCTACTAATCGATACGTATATCACTGACCCTGAAGAAAAGGATAAGTTATTTAATGCAATTGAAACAATCGATGCTGTTAAAAAGAAAGCTGAGTGGGCTCTGCGCTGGATTACTCAAGCTTCTTTCCAAGAGAGATTGATTGCTTTTGCTGCAGTAGAAGGCATTTTCTTTTCAGGTTCATTTTGCTCCATCTTTTGGCTCAAAAAACGTGGGCTAATGCCAGGTTTAAGTTTTTCAAATGAACTTATTTCTAGAGATGAAGGCTCACACTGTGATTTTGCTGTGCACTTACACAACAATCACTTAATTAATCCAGTATCAAAGGACAGAATCAAAGAAATTATCCTGTCTGCACTGGAAATCGAAAAAGAATTTATTACTGAAGCTCTACCGGTTAGATTGATTGGTATGAACTCTGATTTGATGAAACAATACTTAGAATTCGTTGCTGACCGCCTACTGTTTGATTTAGGTTGCGAAAAAGTGTTTAATTCAACCAATCCATTTGATTTCATGGTGAATATTGCACTTAAGGGTAAAACCAATTTCTTTGAAAAGAGAGTTGGCGAATACCAAAAAGCCGGTGTAAAAACCGGTAATGACTCCGCGTTCTCAACCGATGCAGATTTTTAACCTAAAAAACAGTAAACAAACACATGAAAGTATTAAAGAGAGACGGACACTTAGAAACGCTAAGACTAGATAAAATCACAAATCGTATCAAAAAACAGACATATGGTCTAGATACAGACTTTGTTGATTCAATGGAAGTTGCCACTAAAGTGGTAGCTGGAATTTACGATGGAATCAGTTCAAATGAATTAGATACGTTAGCTGCCGAAACTGCCGCTGCGTTAACATACGTTCACCCAGATTATTCCATTTTGGGGGCAAGAATAGCTATCACTAGACTCCATAAAACCACGCAGAAATCATTCAGTGATACGATTGAGCATCTGTATACGTACATTGATCCCAAGACAAATAAGCCAGCCGGCTTAATTTCTGATGAGACGTACCAAGCAGTTATGAAGCACAAAAACGTGCTAAATGAATCAGTTATTCATGATAGAGATCTAAACTTTGACTACTTTGGTTTTAAGACTCTTGAACGTAGCTACTTATTAAAAACTCATGGCCAAGTTGCGGAAACCCCACAACATATGTACATGAGAGTTGCGGTAGGTATTTGGGGCAATAATATCAATCAAGTATTGAAAACTTATGAGCTTTTATCGACTCATAAGATGACTCACGCAACACCAACCCTATTCAATGCAGGTACCAAGAGACCACAGTTATCCAGCTGTTTCTTATTAATGATGGATGACGATTCAATCAAAGGTATCTACAAAACACTAAGCGATGTTGCTGCAATTTCTCAAAATGCTGGTGGTATCGGTTTAGCAATTCACAACGTTAGAGCAACTGGTTCATACATTCGTGGAACTAATGGTACATCTAATGGTATCGTACCAATGTTGAGAGTCTTTAATGAGACTGCTAGATACGTTGATCAGGGTGGCGGTAAGAGAAAGGGTTCTTTTGCAATTTACCTAGAGCCATGGCATGCTGATATCGAAGATTGGTTAGATCTTCGAAAAAATCATGGTAAAGAAGAACGCCGCGCTCGTGACCTATTTTTGGCATTGTGGACTCCAGACCTTTTCATGAAGAGAGTTGAAGAAGATGGCGATTGGACTCTATTCTGCCCGTCTGAGATCGGCACTCCACTTTGGGAAATGCACGGAGCTGAATTTGAAGAAAACTATACTAGATTAGAGGCAGAGGGCCGCGGTCGTCAAGTCGTTAAGGCTAGACAACTATGGCAAAAAGTATTGGAAGCCCAGATCGAAACAGGTACTCCATACATTCTATTTAAGGATGCAGCAAACCATAAATCCAATCAAAAAAATCTCGGTACAATCAAATCATCAAACCTGTGTACAGAGATTATGGAATATACGTCGAAGGACGAGCAAGCAGTTTGTAACCTAGCCTCAATTCCAGTTAATCAATTCGTTACTCTAGGCAAGCGCACTGGCAAATTGAAAAAGCCTAGCGCCGAATACGACTACCAAGCTCTATATGATGTTGCTTATCAAACAACATTGAATCTAAATCAGGTAATCGACGTAAACTTCTATCCAACTGAAGAGACTCGTAACTCAAACATGAAACACCGCCCAATTGGAATCGGTATCCAGGGACTAGCTGATTTGTTTGCAGTTATGGGCTTACCATTCTCAAGCGAAGAAGCTCAACAGATGAATGCTGATATCTTTGAAACAATCTATTTTGCAGCAATGACGGCTTCAGTAGATTTAGCTAAAAAAGAGGGAGCATACGAATCATTTGAAGGTTCTCCACTAAGCCAAGGTGAATTCCAATTCAACCTTTGGGGTTTTAAAGATGATCAGTTATCCGGTCGTTGGGATTGGGCAAAGTTGCGCAAAGCAGTTATGAAACATGGCGCTCGTAATTCATTATTGCTCGCACCAATGCCGACTGCTTCAACTGCACAGATCATGGGCAACAACGAAGCATTTGAGCCATTTACTTCAAATATCTACACTCGTCGAACTTTATCTGGCGAATTTGTACTAGTTAATAAGCACTTAATTAAAGACTTAATTGCGCTAGACTTATGGTCAGATCAAATGAGAATGCAGATCATTAAAGCAAACGGTTCAGTTCAAGGAATTCAAGAAATTCCACAAGAGATCAGAGACGTCTATAAAACGGTTTGGGAAATCAAGCAAAAAGATATTATCGATATGTCTGCGGCTCGTGGTAAGTTTATCTGCCAATCTCAATCTCTAAATCTATTCATCAAAGACGTAAACACTGCAAAGTTAACGTCAGCTCATTTCCATTCATGGAGATCAGGTCTTAAGACTGGTATGTACTACCTACGTACTGAATCTGCTAACGACGCAATTCAGTCACTAGGAGTAGATATTTCAAAATTAAAGGCCCCAGAGCCAGTTAAATTAACTGAAATTTATGAAGAGAACTTAGACAACATCTCATGTTCGCTTGATAATCCAGAAGATTGCATTGCATGTGGATCTTAATTATCCAAAACAATTAAAGGTAAAGGGGCAGATTTGCCCCTTTTTTTATGCAGCACAGCCATTCGAATAAATAACCTTACAAAAAGTATATCAGGATGAAAATTTTAAAATTTACTGAATTTTCAGCAGTTTTCGAAGAAGAATTGCCTGTTCCGGAGATTCCGATGGATCCAGCAATGGGCGGCGAACCAGCACCAGCCCCAGCAAAGAATGGCGGCTCTTATAAAATACTATTCATTACTGCCGATAAGGAATGGGCAGCAGAATATCCAACAGGTGGCGGTATTAAAAAATACAAACACTACGAAATTAAACCGGAAGACCTTGACGCTTGGATTAATGAAGTTGGTTTAACTGCACATGCTCAAGACATAAAGGATGGTCTTTCTGGCAAAAGCGAATTAACTAAAGATCACTTCTTTAAATTAAAACAGGGACTTAGAGATAAAACTCTTAAATACAAAGAGTTAGCTGAAGTTGAAGTAGAATACGACGAAGATGGTACACCATATACTTCAGATCTTAATGTCACTTTCTTAAAACCAACTTCGGATAAAGCAGATGATAAAGATTAACCGCTATTCAGAATACCAATATCATAATAAACCTGAACAGAAAAAGCTAGTTGTTTTAGGCAAATCTGCCGTGATTCAGGAAACTCGAAAATATTGGAAAACTGGCATAGTTCTTGAAAATTCGGAAATAGCTTGGCTAAATGCCTATTTAGATAGAGCAGAAGCGGCTAATGGTATTGCCGGTGATGTCATTGCATATTTAGGTCACCAACCACAATCAATTAACGAAAATAGTGCACCAGACTGGCTAAAAGCCTTGTCGACTGACATTATTGATTGGCACAATCAATTCTTCGATTTGGGTGTTTTGCAGACAATTCAACCTTACGTTGATGGCATTGAATTAGAATATACCGACTCACAGTATTCGGAAAAGCTAGACGATTTAGGTTTTGATCACACCTTAGATTCTGAACTCTATATTGATATTGTATTTAGAGGGATTCCCGAAGATACTGAAAGACTAATAACGATGGGTCTACAGGAAGTACCAGACGATTACGAAATTCAAATTTTTGCAGAGTATTCAGCTGAAAATAAATCAATCTTTGGATTTAAGTATAGTGATTCAAAGAAATGGTATTTTGACCAAGAGGACTTAGCTGAGTCAACTAACGGCGAAACTACAATTAACGGCATAATTAGATGGGCGATTACTACTCTAGTAACTCGTTGGTATTGGAGCAAACAGGGCCTTGCTCTGAAAAAGCTTGAAGGCCTAGCCGCATCTGTCCGTAAAAACCAAGACTAAATGCTAATCCGGCACACCGGGTAAAACTTTATTCAGGACTTAGATATAATATAAGAAAAATCTATAAAGTATGACTCCTGAATGGTTATCAAACATGAAGGCGGCTCTAGCTTCTTTGGAAGAAGAGACTACCAAATTCTATGAAAAGGGAAACAAGTCAGCTGGAACTAGAGCTCGTAAAGTGCTACAAGACATCAAAACTCTTAGCCAAGAGGGTCGTAAGCATATCCAAGAAGCTCGTGTAACTGCTGCTAAATAAGCCTTTCATAAGTTCACAATCGGGCGGGTTTTAATTAACTCGCCCTTTTTTTATGAAAACTAATTAGCACTATCTTAGTACAATTCTATAAATTAAATCTTTAAGAACAATGGAAGATCTATTCAATCTAAACCCAGATGATTTTTCTGGAAAAGCAGCAAGTCAAGCTAGAAAAGTTGACGAAAACGTTTATAACCCTGGCCCAGATCAAGGCCAAAACGGTGTGTACAAATCAGTTATCAGATTTGTGCCATGGGTTGGAGATCCAGCAAAGAGCAAGTACAAAAAGTACGCAGCTAAACTGGTAAATCCATTAACTAACGAAAGAATTGTCGTTGATTGTCCATCAACTATCGGCAAATCTTCAATTCTCTGGTCATTAGACCTAGAATTACGTAAGCTCGCAAACGAAGAGCCAGATGTAGTAAAGGAAATCCAAAAGTATTTCAATCGCTACTACAACTACTATTCGTTAGTGTACGTTAAGCGTGATCCACAGATGCCACAGCTTGAAGGCTCAATCAAAGTTTATTCTTACGGCTACACGATCGATAACTTAATTCAACAAGAAATCAGTCCAGAAGCAGAACTCGGTATCGTCAGCAAAGTTAATCCATTCTCTTTGACTGAAGGTAAAGACTTTGTACTGGTAGTTAAGCGTAAGACCAAGGCTTGGAGAGACTTTAGTGCATCTAAGTTCATGAATGAAGTTAGTCCGCTAATTGTTAAATCGCCAAATGGTAGAGAAGTTAGTGTAAATGATGACCCAAAAGTTCGTCAATTTATTTCCGAGTACCTCAAGCAAAACTCTCCAAATATCGAGCAGTACCACTACAAAGAATGGACTGATTACGAATATGAAAAAGTAGCAGAGTACATCAAGGCAATCGTACCTTACAAGCAAATCATCGATACACTAGTCGGTGGCTTAAAGGATGAAAAAATGAAGTCTCTATTTACAAATAGTGGACCCGCTAAATCCAAAATGTCTCAAGCTCCATTGGGAGAAGACTTGGAATTTAGTCCAGCTCCAGCTAAATCGACTTCAATTGACTTGGACGATGATGATTTTGGCTTGTCTTCAGCGCCAGCCTCTCCAGCTGCGCCAGCACCAAAAGCATCTTCAATTGATCTGGACGACGAGCTATTTAGCGACCTATAACAATTAAAAAAACCATATACATAGATGGAAAATCAAGCACAGACTCAAGCTGAGCAACCGCAACAAGATTTACCTAAGGTAACTCTGCTGTCGGCGATCAGTTATCAAAATAGAGAAGATTATGACATCTTTCTAAAGACGATGACTGGCGAACATGCAGTAGTTACTCTAATTGCGGCAGCTAATCATGCACAGGGTAGAGGCGCTTATAATCTAGATGAAGCTGAACTTATTGCAAAAGCAATTCGTAAGTTGACTGTAGACCCAAGCGCAGCTCAAACAACAGAGGGAGAAGCCGCGCCAGTTCAAGCGGAAGAGGCTCAACCTGAAAAGAAAACGACCAGATCACGTAAAAAGTAATCATGAACTTAGTCATTGATGGTAACGCATTCCTTAACGTTGCAACAAGCATTGTTAAAAACATTCTTCTCTCAGACAAAAGAGTTGGAGAAAAGTACTATGTGAATGATTTAACCGACGATGACAAGTACATTCTTAAACAGGCAAGCAAGGATTCCTTTCGAAGTTTTTCTCTGAATTACTTGGGAAGCATCCTTGCCCCGTTTAAGGATAATATTACTTCAGTGTTTTTCGTTTTTGATTCCAAAAGCTGGCGTCGACAATTTATTAGACAGCATTTTGAAAGTCATGGAGATGGAGACTTTGAATACAAAGGCAATCGCAAATACGACGAAAAGATCTATTTGTTTTTTGACTTTTTTCAACAAGAAATCCTATCCGAATTGTCTGCCGAATATGGCATCATTTCAAACCGTGTACTTGGTGCAGAAGGCGATGATTTAATCGCATACATCTGCGAAAATATCCAAGAAGACATTTGTATTTGGTCAGTCGATAAGGACCTAATTCAATTATTGGAAAGTGGCCGACGCAATGTTATTTTGATTACGCCAAAGATGATGACTAAATTTAAGAAGATCTATACGACTGAGGATTTTGATAAAATCGAGACCAAATCAATAGACCTATTTAATTTAGAAATGTCAGATATTGACAACTCATCAATAATGAACGTTCTACAGGATCTAACCAAAAAAGATTTTATGCATTTTATGGTAGATCCAACGCTAGAATTGCTCACTAAATTCTTAGGCGGTGACGGTTCTGACAACATTCCAAGAATTCATCCAAAAATGACGGCGTCGAAGGTAACCAAGACGATTGAATTAATTAAGGAGAAATTTGATTGGAAGCAAGTTAAATCCGCAATCGATTCGAATGATCCAGAGCTCATCGACTTATTAATCAATAGTACATGTGATTCTCTCAAGATAAATGATCCAGGTGAACGCAGTACAATACAGAATAACTTAACGCGTAATCGTACTATAATTAGATTACACACTAGTGTTATTCCAGAAAAAATCAAATCGGAGATTATTTCTCAAGTAAAATTCGATAAGCGTCGTCGATTTGATTATCTAAAATTCAAGAAAAATTATAAGCACTAAATGTCGCAATTAGCATTAGAACCACTATTTGAAAGAATAATGATCTTACCAGATAAGGTCGAAGAAGTAACTGAAACTGGTATTGTTTTACCAGTAGAGGCTAGAAAAAGACCAAATACAGGTATTGTCATTTCGATCGGCCACTTAGTTGAAAAAGCTTGTCCTATTAAACCTGGAGATCATGTTTTATATCAAAGATATTCAGGTTTGGAAGTTACTAGTGGCGGTACAATGTATCACATGGTATTAGCCAATGACTTATTAGGTAAGTTTACCTCGCCAGAGGCAATCAATGGCCTACAAGTAAATCAGCCCAGTTAAATAACTATATGAATAGGACACTACCATTTAATTTATTTCTAGAATCAGAATCTTCAGTTCGAATCTTTTGTGATTTAGATGGAGTGTTAGTTGATTTTGACCGAGGTTTTGCCGAATTGCCGGAAAATACTGAAGAGCTATCTCCAGCCAAATACGAGGAAGAACACGGTAAAAATTCAATTTGGCCGCTGATCGATAAACATGGTGACGAATACTGGTCTGAACTCTATTGGAAAGGAGACGGTCGCGAACTTTGGGATTATTTGGAAGAATATAAACCAACTATCCTAAGTTCTCCAAGCCGCAGTCAATCATCAATTCGAGGCAAAGCCAAATGGGTTAAATTGAATCTCAGAATCAATGAAGAGCCTGTCACTAAATTATCCGATTATACTGGCAGCAATCGATTAATCTTAATGCAACAAAAACATCTCTTTGCAAAATCGGCAAATGATATTCTAATTGATGATACGCAGGCTAAGATTGACAAATGGACTGAAGCCGGCGGTACTGGTATTCTGCATAACGATGCAACTGATACTATTAAAGTATTAGAAAAAATTCTCGAAAGACTTCGAGGCGGTTCTCAGACCTAAACTGAGTGGTGGAGTCGACCTCAAATCGGTCATGCCCAAAAAGAAAAGGACCTCAATGAGGTCCTTTTCTGATTTAGGTAGTTCCTTATCTTTAGAATGAAGGAGTAAATCCGCTCGATTGAGAAGATAACTGGCCTCCAGCTCTTGTGATAGTGATACGGTTGACAAACTTGTGAATTCCTCTTGGGAAATCGATGATAATATCGATAATTCCAGCATTGTTCTCAAGTACTTCCGGTCCGTTATTACTCTCGTCAAAGACAATATCATAACTTGAAATTCCACGAGCATCTTTCACAGCCTCTAAGTAGTTTCTAACTAGAGTCTTAACTCGAAGTCTAGTGATTTCATCGTTAAAGTCGAATAGGAAGTTTAGAAGAATTCTTTCAACGTCTTTCTCGATTGTTACTAGCGCTTCTCTAACATGGATATTATTTAGAGCTGACTTAACTCTTTGATATGCAGTGTTGTTTGAGAATACCATGATTCCAAAACCGCGACGGCGTACAATCAAGTTATGACCTGCTGGCTCTAAGAAATCTCTGTCCTCGTTAGTTAGATCGTATTCTAC